GCGCTTAATCCATCGACTCAAACGAGCCTCCACCCGATCATTTCAGATCGGGAGTAGCAGGGAAATTACCTGCGTAAAACCTAGCTAAAATCTAGCCAGGTCACGAAAGAACGAACAACGTTACCGAAAACAAAAGCTGGCTTTCGCCGGTTTAGTTTTGGCAAATATTGTAGTTCTAAGTGTGTAAATTGATAATCTTCGAAAACATTTAAACCCTGGTACAATATCGTGAACCGGATCAACCGGTTCTAGGAGCGAGTTTTCACTCGCTTGTTCAAGAGTTTCCTCTTGAGCATAGATACTGTACGTAGGATACACGTAGTCTGATAGCTCGGGGAGTTTAATCCTGTTCGCTACCGCGACATACGTATCGAAGAATCCTCCTTCATAACCCGCACGGCGAAGCTTCCGGCTCGTTCGAAGCTGGTGAGAGCCAATTAAATGGCCGTCACCAAATCCGTCTGGACCAAAGATCCGCATGTGGGAAGGGATATATTCAATTATGAGCTTAGCAAGCTTGGGCTCACAATTTCGTATAAACCAATTATGCATTAGAAAGAGGATACGAACATTTACCCGATCCTTTAGGTAAAATGGTCGTATATCAAAACCAACCAGGTAGTCAGCACCGCAACTTTCTCTAAAAGGGCCTTTGAAATATGATTTGGATTTATTTACAACAAATCCACATACTATAAGGATTTCCTCCAAGAGGCCGTAAGCGGAAGTGGGAATAATTATATCATCCCCATAACAGCTGACATCCTTCGTATCTAAACCTAAATAGGAGCACACACTATAAGCTATTGAATAAAATATTAAACTTTCCAGCTCGAAAGTATAGGAGTTACCCATACTCGAAAACTTTTCCAGCCTAATAACTTCATTTTTATAACTTACACAAGGGCTTCTGAAACGATCGAGTAGATCGAACCAGTCCCAAGGAAGGAGGTGCATGACCAATCCGTAACTAATAGTATCACTTGCAGACGACAGATCGACCGTTGATAACAAACCGGTCTCACTGCCCTGTTTCGCTAACTTTTGATTTCGGGTTTGATCACTTAGATCAACTCCCGCACGCTTTAGCTTTCGTTTCAGGAAAGTTCCAATACCCTTTTGGCCTAAGCCATTAAGTGTTGGTTCTACCCCGATAGATCGCAGCGTTTTGGAAGTTTTGGGCACGAATTGTAGTTTCGCATGAGATACCTCTAGTCGTAGACAATTTTCATTGTCTAGATGACTGGATACCCATCCTGGGAATTCCGCTAGGAACTCTTTGGCATGCGGTACAAAAGAAGTGCTACACGTCATTGGTGCTTCAAGTTTCACCCTAGGGTGAGACCGCGCACGTTTTACGCTTGTTGTGGCACCGGGACCAAAGGAAAACTTTAGTTCGTCGTACGTAGGAACGTCTCCAAGGATCGAGGCAATTTTTCTCGCAGCTATAAATAATATAGAATGCGCGGCTGATGATTCACCAGCCAGCCCCGAACGGAAACGTTCATTTGTATTACGACATAAGTCTTCCGCAGCTTTAAATGTTTTCCAAGCAACATCTTCTCTATTTATGCCTAAATCTAAGAAATCTTGTTTTTTAAGAAATCCTTGAATTTGGCGTGCATAAAGAAAATCATCTTTAGAATAAGCCTTTTCATAATCGAATTCAAAATCGATTAATTCTAAGTACTTTCCTTCATCAAATAGTTTTTTAAGACTATAAGACAAGGGACCATGTGTGCTGCAGTCATCGATTAACCGACCTATAATTTCTAGGGTCTTATCGATCGGGAATTCTCTAAGATAGCTCAAGATTAACCTCCTAAGGTTGATTTCATTCGGGGTTACCCCGAATGGCTATTTAACTAAAACAGAATTGTTTTAGCTAGCGAGAACAAGGCTGGTAAACAATAATGGGAACGCAGCATTGCTGTTTTTATAAACATCAGCAGCACTCGCACCATTCATTGTACCGGTAGCAGTAGTACTAGTAGCTCCGGCTATCAGTCCTAACATCAATTTGAGTGTGTTTGCTCGATCCGCGATAGTGCTACGTTTATCTGCGAATACTGATAGTATTGCAGTAGTGACGTAGGCAACTTTCGCTGGAGCGACATACCCATAAGATGTTCCCGATGCACCCAATGTCTCCATTACAGGTACTTCAAGCTTCGCTGTAATCTTATAGCCGCCGTTCTTTTGTTTTATTACAGACTGCGTAAGCCGCATCTGGCCCTCAAATGGTATTGAAGCTATTTGAGTGCGCCAAAAAGGCTCAGGCGTGTCTGTTATTGGAACAAAAGTCATTTCAACTAAAGGATTTGCGTCGTCTTTGACTAGTAAATTTGTCATTGCAGGCATGAAAGCCTCCTAATAAGAAGTTGTTACATTAATGAAATACCCTGTTTTAACGCAACAAGGTTTAGCGTGCACATGGTCATACCCTCTGAACAACGAGGGAGAAGCCTAGTTACCTAAGCCTCTGAGTTACTAGCGCTATCGCGTTGTAGATTCTACTAGGCGACATTGCATCCGGTATAGAATTAAATACCGGTTTCGGCACTGTTAAAGACGCACTGACTGTCCTTTTCATATAGATGTACTTACATGATGAGGTTGGTCGCACCGTATATTTATACGGTTTCGCGTTAATTTCAATGCTTGATCCTGAAAACCTCCTAGTATGCACGAGCAAAAATCGCCCTTGCAATTTAGGAATTACATTAAGGTTCGCAAGATAATCGCCGATTGGAACGAACCAATCGACAACGAAACTGTACGGAATTAACTCCCAAGCCACGCTCAAAGGGTCTGTAAGACCTAAAGAACGAGGAACTGACAAAGTTTCTGTCATCTCATAAATATATCGTGCGTTCTCTTGAACATTCCCATAACAGGAATAGTTCACGGGTTCACATGATGCATTTCCGCGCCATTGTTTTTGAATGGATTCTGTGACTGTGTTGACTCTAGCATCGCTTGTGAGCGATTCAAAAGCCTTTGCAGCCTCATAAACATCGGATATGAGAGGAAGCCAACCGTACTGTAACTCTAGCCAACGACCGGAGATATCCTTTTCGGATAGCTTAGAAGGCCGTTGGGCAACACCGAAACGTCGAGCGGCAGATGCAAACTTGCCTTTCTTCAAATCGGTTATTGCTCCACCAATCGAAAAAACTGCATTTCTTACCATATCTACTGTCTGTTTTCCCTGAGCAGCACTAACGGCCAAATTAAAATTATGGCCTTTAACTTTCTCTGAGAGTCTAGATTGTAGTGTAAGTAAATCATTTGCAGTGGGAAATGAACTACCTGGAAAGCAAATACTCGCTCTCCAGATATTCCCGTAAACAGGAGAAACTCCCTTGGTTCTTCTAACGGACCACTTTGTGGTCTCATAGTTGTTCCATTTGAGCCTCTGCTTACCTTGGAAAGTTTCATACTTTCCATCAGCACCAATAGCAGACCCCGACTCTTGTAATTCAGTCGTAGCCGTACCTTTAGTGTAACTTCGGGTGGTCATGTTCGCTCCTCATAGAGAAGCATTATCACTTGTATCTGAAGCTATCCCGTGAGGAATAGTTTCGTCAACAATGATTTGTCCTAGTTGCAAAACTAGCTGAGCTAAGTCTCTTAACTCAGTGCTATCTCCAGATATTAGGAATATCGCACCTTGCACCAATACTAGACTGATTAATAGGACCAATTTCCATTTTAACGAAAATTGACTGTTAATTTTTTGAAATTGTTGCATAGTATGATACTCCTCGAATATTTGTGAAGATAGTAGAAAGAAAGAACCCCTTTCAAGCTTCCTTATTGAGATCCGAAAATAGACGTCTATAATGATTTTTCAAGATAAACAAATCTTGATCAGTCATAACAGATATCTGATTCACAGTGTAGACTCGAGTTAAGAGTCCAGCACGAAGACATGAATCCTGTAAACGATAAATACTTATTAACATCTTAACTCGACTCGCGTTGAGTTTTAATGGTAAATATGATCCTATACATGATTCATTATTCATCTTCGTTCCTCATTAAAGTAGTTTGGAGAGGG